ACCTACGCAAGCTGGTAAACGCGTTTACCAGCTTGCGTAGGTCAGTCATTGGCAACCTCGTTTCCTTGGGGTTGGTGGGGTTCGCGCCCATCTGTTCGGTATGGAAAAGACAGACAAAAAATCGTCGGAAGGGGTCAGGCCGCAGTCGCTGGATTGCCGCTATCCTCGGATGGAAAGAAGTTTTCGGGACCAATTTCGATGTCGCGTTCTTTGGCGATCCGAAGCAAAACAATCGCGTGCTTCATCGGGATAAGCCCGTCCGTTCCGCCGCGCTCTTTCGAGCACTTCCACATCGAAACGCGGGTGCGGTGCACGCCGACTAAATCGGCTACTGCGGTCGGCCCTCCAAGGGCGGTGATAATGCTGTGTGCTGGTTCCATAGTGCATATATCGCGATAATCACTACTTTAGTCAACTCTATTGTAGCGTTTTTCACCATTTTAAGGACGTTGCGAAAATGACTACACATGGGGCATGGATGTGATTGATGGCGAATGGATCAAAGCCCGGATGACGGGGGATCGCGGCGAGCAGGCGCGGCTTGCTGCGGCAATGGGGATCGACAACGACAAAATATCGAAGGTTCTAAAGGGCCTGCGACGCGTGCAGCCTAATGAGATACCGTTGGTTCTGGCATTCTTCGATGAGGACAGATCCAAGGCGACGCAGCATGGCCCAGAAAACCCGAACACCACCCTCGTTCCAGTCTATGACGTTCAGGCCAGCGCAGGTTTTGGATCGTTGGTGGACTATGAGGAGCAGACCCACAGCCTCGCTTTCCCGCCGGATTATTTGAAGAGATTGACCGCAGGTTCAGCGAAAGACTTGGTGATAATAAGCACGAAGGGGGACTCTATGGAGCCAACCCTGCTGGATGACGATATTGTGCTGGTCGACATGTCAAAGACCCACATGGGCTATGAAGGGATGTTTGTGCTGCGCCACAATGACACGCTGCTTGTCAAGCGGGCGGGCATGGCTGCGCAGGATGGCTTTGTGAACCTGATTTCGGACAACAAAGCGTACCCGCCGATACTGGCAAAACTCGATGATCTAACCGTAGTTGGCAAAGTTCTATGGTATGGGAGAAAAGTATGAGCGACCAAGAGTTCAGGTTATTGCAGTTGAAGGTCGATAAAATGGAGGCCGAGATTCAACTTCTTGAGTTTGAGGTGAAAATTCTACGGCTCGGAATCGCAAAGCTGTCCACACAAGACATAGATATTCTAACCGCCGCTCAGGACCGAGACAGCCAAGCAGTAGCAAAGGCATACGGATCGATAAGGGAAACGTTTAAAGTTTTGCGCAAAATTGCTGATTACGACAGAGAACCTGGCGACTATCCAGACGAAGAAAGTGTGGACGCATGAGTAGCAACATAAGCGACTTTACAAAGCAAAACCGAACACCTGATCAGATAATGCGCCAGATAGATGACTTGCAAAAGCGCAACGAACCATCACATAGTGGCGGAGGAGGTGGTGGTTCAGATATGTTGGAAAACAGAGTAGCAAAAATCGAAACTGACTTGACGGACATCAAGGTAGAGCTCGCGAAGATTTCGACCAAGCTTGACGCCAAGATTGATTACAAATGGCTCACTGTCTATGTGCTGGGCATCGTGGCCGTTATAATGCGGGCTGAGATCGCGGCTCTCTTCACCAGCGGCTAAGCAGATCAACCAAGCTGAAATACTTATCCGAAATGACCCCGCTCCGGCGGGGTTTTTTATTGCGCCGACCCCGCGTCGACACGTGCAGTATAGCATAGCGATTCTCGCGTTGTAGCGATGAAAATTCATTTTGTAGCGTTTATCTCTATTTTATCGCTTGCCTGATGTAGTGTTTATCGCTATCTTCATTCTCAACAACAACACGAGGATGAACGACAATGACCCCGCATTTCTACAGCAACAGCGCAGGCAAGACGGCCACGCCCCAACAGATCGTGGCGCGGGTCAAGCCCTTCGCTACCGGCCTTCTGGTGGGCACGTCAGCGCCCTGCCCCGCCCCCACTTCTAAGCTGATCACGCCCTCATGGGTAATTGAGCCGCATGTTATCGACGCGGTGATTGGCGGTGCGTCGTGAGCGGCCCCCAAGCATTCCCCGCAGCATGGGGCAACCCAGAGCAAGGCGGCGATCACGTCGAGGGTATGACCCTGCGCGACTACTTCGCGGCACATGCACCAGAGCCTTCCGAGGCGTGGATCAGTGTGCAGCGCGGGATCGACCGGAATAGGAACCCGCACAACGAGCCTCACAAACCCGCACCACGTGACGATTTCCAGCTGATTGCTGAATATAAGTTCGCTCATGCCGACGCCATGGTTAAAGCCCGCGAGGCCGCGTCATGAGCCGTTTCGCAGGTCACAAATACACATGGACGAAACCATTCACATCGGTTCGGCATAGCTGGGAGTTGCGCGGGCCAATCGGCGGCATCCACTTCCATGCCTCTCTGTCCCGCAATGATGAATACGAACCTTCGTGTGGTCTTGAGTTCCATCACTGCTTTGACCCATCGGGCGGCAATCAAGCGCCCCATCACACCAACTGCCATGTAACAGGCGGTCAGTGCTGGCACGATGGAACGTCGCTTTATGCGAGTGAACACATCTGGCCCATCGTCAGGGACTACCTGCGGGGCGGTGAACACGCAGAAGTCTTTCGGCTCTTGGAGCGTGAATACGAAAAGCACTTTGAGGATTTTGCGGGGTATCGGTCATGAGCTTCCAAACGCAAATATCCCCGCCGCTCTCTCGGCCCCCTCGCCTACGCCTCGACAAGATGCCCGCAGAGGACAGCACCGCTGATATCTCCGATGTCTGGGCTGACGAGGTTGAGAACGAGGAAGGCGCAATTGTGACCGCGTATTTTCGGCACACCAGCGACGACCACGGCGGCTTTTACGCTGACCTTATCGGGGTTGGCGTCATGACCGGCACGTCTGCTGTGATCTACAGCTACGACGGCGCGGTTGCGTGGTTTGGCTGGGAGACGGTGAACCGGATTGAGAACGTACAGACGCAGGCAATCGCAGACGGGGTGGCGATATGAATATCAGGGACCAGCTTTTAGAAGCAGCGGAAAGCTACGACGCCGCCGGATTGGATGGTGAATGTGGTGCCGACATGTGCCGAGCCGCCGTAGCTGCGCTGATTGCTGCGGAAGAAATGGCACAGGCTTACGCACAGTATGCGTCTCGCCCCGCCGCAGACAACCCCGACGATTGGCAGGCCATGCAAACTGCGTATGCCGCCTTCCGTGCCGCGACAGGTGCATCATGATCCGCCGCATCCTCGCCATCCTTCGCAGCATCAAGGCCGATGCCCAATACATGAACGACCTGAAATACGAGTTCGACCGGATAGAGCGCAAGGCCATCCGAGACGCCGAACACAGCGCAGAGTTCCACGAGGAGAATGTGACATGACCTTTGATACCAAAGATTACCTTGACGAAGATGAAATGAAGAGCATCGCGCGACAAGCCTTCAAAGAACACTGCCTTGATAAATTCCGCGAAGACCACGAGCGGATTTTCGGCAACGTAGCGCACAAGATGGTGTGGGAAGAAGTTGATAAGGCCGTTGAGGGCGATATCGCTGAGATAATTGCAAAGCGCGTCAAGGCCGTGATGCAGGGAATCTCTTTACACACGATTTTCCGCCCCAAAAACGTCTGGGAAAAGAGCGACAGCGCTGGTCAGATTGAAATGAATCGGGCGGTCAGCGCCAATCGTGACATTATCAACACCAAGGTAGTTGAAGCGGCGGCGGGCATTACCACCCAAATGGTTTTTGACGCGATGGCAGACGGTGATTTTAACTTCACTCTCTCCCCATCGAAGGGGGGCTGACATGCGCCCTGACCTACGCAGCCCCCGCGCCATCCGCCGCCAGAACATCCGCGACGTGTTCCTTGGCATCATCGGACTGACCGTTATCGCAATCGCTGTTTTCGCCGCGTCTTATACCGCAGCAGGATCGCAGTTCATCGAAGCGCAGGCAATCCACCCTGACTGCATGGGAGACGCCAAATGCTAGACCTCGAAGCCGCCCTGAACGTCGCCAATGAAGCGCTGGCCGACGTGATGCTGGCCGCAGAGGTCGACGCGGACCTGCCCGACACGTCCTACGAGCGCCTGCGGAAGGCTTGCGACGATATCGACAGGCTGGCCCGCAACTACCCGAATTTCAAAGCACGTAACGCAATTCAACGGAGGCTAACAGCATGATGCACGACCAAGCACAGTTCAAGCGCCCCACCGGATATCGCGGTATGGCCCTGACGCAACTGATGGATCGCCGCCCGTTCAAGCGCGGGTCCGCAGACTGGGAATACCGCACAATCGCCGCGTGGGTGTATCTGCAAATGGCAATGGGCCGTGCGTCCTGCGATTGGACGCGCACCCCGCCCCGCGTGACCGTGGGGGCAGCAAAGTGAACGACCTGCCCCCCAACAAGACGTTTGGCCGCAAGGACGCGTTCTTTAGCCTGTGCCTCGCGCCGCTGGAATACGTCACCAAATCCCTGCGCATGGGCGATGGCTGGGATCTGGCCGAGCTTACCCCATTCGTAAACCGATGCCGCGCTCTGGTGCAGGCATATGACGACCGCATGAAGGCGGCAGGAGAGGACAAATGACACTGAAAATCACACACGCCGACGAGGTGATCGAAGTCAAAACGCTGTGCCTGACGATCTATTCGCAGCCCGGTCTAGGCAAGACAAGCCTCGCGTTCACGGCATCTAAGCCGCTGATGCTGGACTTTGACAAAGGTGCATACCGCGCCGTTGACCGCAAAGACGTTGTGCAAGTGAACGATTGGCGCGACGTGGCAGGCATCACCGCCGCTGACGTGGCCGAGTTTGACACAATCATCATTGATACCGTTGGCAAGGCGCTGGACTTCTTGGCCCAAGACATTCTTCGCAGCAATTCCAAGCTGGGGTATGGCGGGGCGTTGAACCAGCAAGGCTGGGGGCAGCTTGGGGCGCGCTTTAGCGCATACCTCAAGATGCTGCGCGGCTTCGGCAAAGACGTTGTCCTGATCTCGCATATGGACGAAAAATCCGATGGCGACACGATCAAAGAGCGCCTGAAAATCTCCGGCGGCACAAAAGACTTGGTGTTGACCGACAGCGACGTGATCGCCCGCATCTCCATCTACAACAAAGAGCGGCACCTCGTCTTTTCGCCAACGGAAACCTCGTTTGGCAAAGACCCCGCGAACCTTGTCGATATCGGCCTGCCTGACGCCAGCGCCCCTGAGTTTAGCACCTGCCTAGAGGGCATCATCGCGCAGGTGAAAGACGGCCTGAACGCACTTTCTGAGGCGCAGAACGCCCGCAAGTCTGAGGTGGAGTGGTTCAACACCGCCCTGCCCGAAGTGAAGGACGCAGAAGGCATTAACGGCCTGTTGTCTCGCGCAAAGAAGGCAGGCCGTGACGTGCAGATGCTTTTGGTCGCACGCGCCAAGGAACTGCAACTGGAGTTCGACGCTGACGCCAAGAAATACGTCTACCTCGAAGAAACCGAAGAAGATCAGAAGGACCAAGCAGCATGACAGACGAAACCTACCGAGTGACAGCCGACGAGCTGCGACAGTTCGTAGAGCGGGCGGAACGGCTTGAATCGGATCGCAAAGACATTGCCGATCAGGTGAAGGACGTAATGGCCGAAGCCAAGGGGCGCGGCTACGAGCCGAAAATCATACGCAAGTGCCTGGCGCTTCGTAAACGCAGCAAGGACGAAATCGCAGAAGAAGACGCGGTGACGCAGATGTATATGGAGGCATTGGGCTGATGGCTGGCAGTGTGAATAAAGTGATCCTGATCGGGAACTTGGGGCGCGATCCCGAAGTGCGCTCATTTCAGAACGGCAACAAGGTCTGCAACCTGCGGATTGCCACTTCCGAGACATGGAAAGACCGCGACAGCGGGGAACGCCGTGAAAAAGTTGAGTGGCACAGCGTCGCGATTTTCCAAGAGGGCCTTGTGCGGATTGCTGAGCAGTACCTCAAGAAGGGCAGCAAGGTTTATATCGAAGGCCAGCTTCAGACGCGCAAGTGGCAGGACCAATCCGGCGCGGACAAGTACAGCACCGAAGTTGTGCTGCAAGGCTTCGGCGGCACCCTGACGATGCTGGACGGAAACGGTGGCGGCTCGGATAGCGGCGGCGGTCAGTCTGGCGGCGGCTATGACAGCGGCGCGTCTGGTGGCGGGTACGGCGGATCGCGTGACCTCGGAGACGAGGTGCCCTTCTGACCCCTCACGGGAAAGCGCGGCTTATCGCCCGCATTAACGCCTTCACCAGCCTGAGCGACCTTGCAGGCTGGTGGAAAAATAACCTCGCGTATCCGTATCAGCGCGACCCCGACATCATTGCAGCGAAAGACAAGCGGAAAGGACAGCTAGATGGCAACGCGCACCGTGACCAATCAGCAGCAGCTAGACAGCCTGATCGCCCTGCTAAAAGCGCGTGACCTGCCTTTCACAGCCAGCATCGCGGCAGGCAAGGGGCGCAGCGCAGAGCAGAACAGGTTGCAGCGCCGCTGGATGCTGGAAGCCGCAGAGCAACTGGGGACCGATACCGCCGAGGGCTTTCGCGGATACTGCAAGCTGCACTTCGGCGTGGGCATCCTCAAGGCCGAGAACGAACACTTCGCCGCCGAGTATGACGCCGTAATTCGGCCACTGCCCTATGAGCAAAAGCTGCGCCTGATGATGGTGCCGTTTGACTTCGGAGTGACCCGCCAAATGACCAGCCCACAGAAACGGAAATATCTCGACGCTGTTCACTCGCACTTCACGCGCCTTGGCGTTGTGCTGACCGAACCGGAGGATAAGCGATGAACCAGATATCCCCCCGTGGCCCGCTTGGCCTCAAGGTGCCGAAGCCAAAGAGAGTTAAGAAAGGCCTAAGAAATGTTTCAAAGAAACGAACCGCCCACCGGTCAACAAAAAAAGGGCAATGCGGCCTGTCATACATGGCCGCAGTTAAGCAACTTCCCTGCGTTATCTGTGGTTCACCGCCCCCGAATGACGCCCACCACTGCCAGAGCCGACCGCCTGCCGACGAGCCGCACGGATACGACCAGCTACCGGCGGCGGGGCGCAAGAGCGGCGACCGTGACACGATCCCGCTTTGCCATTGGGATTGCCACCAGGAAGGCCCGAACGCCTACCACAAGAGCAAGAGGGCGTGGGAAGCGAGAAACGGGCCGGATTACGGCTTTATCCCAAGCACCCGCGCAGCCGTCGCGGCGATGCTTGGCGAGATTGATTTTTAACCCAACCGAAGGAATGAACCAATGCAAATCACCATCACTAAAAAAGTGGACGTGGAAGTGAAGACCTTACGCGCGGTGTGCGGTGTTAGGTACTGGGAAGACGCCACCGTAAACGGCAAAGAAGACGCTGACGGCGACCTGATGCCCTTTGCCAAAGGCGAGACTTGGGACATCCAGATTGACCTTGATACAGGCAAGATCAAAGGTTGGCCCGGCGGCACTATCGCAACCACTCACTACAAGGTCTGCGATGACGGCATCTATTCTCTGCTCGAAGAAAGCGGGGAAGCTGTCACCCAAAAAGACGGGTACGTGCCCTCTATGCTTTCCCCAGCAGGTAACGGCTACGGCGATTACATCATCATGAACATTGGCGCTGATGGACAGATCGAAGGTTGGGAATTTGACGCCAGCTATTTTGACGAAAGCGACGATTACTGAGATTCCCGCTCCGGGGATAACGCGGCCACAGCGAACTAGTGGCGACAATAAGCCCGACGGGCGCTTGTTCTATGGAAGTTGCTCGGGCGAGCAAAACGCCCCCTGTCGAGCGCCAATTTGGCAGGGGGCACCCAAAGGAGAACCACATGAGCAAGCTGTTTAACCGCATCCAAGCGCTGTTTGCCAGCGGATGCACCAGAGACTGCAATCAGGGCCGCGATTGCCCGCTACGGAAGGCTAAGCAATGACTGATCGGGTAGATAGGTTCACGCCGTACCTACATGAAGATTGGCGCGGAATGATCGGTGTGACCGCCAGCATGCGATCGACAACAAATGGCGAATATGTCCGCGTTGAGGTGTACCAATCCCAAGCCGAGCGGGTTGCCGAGTTGGAGGCCGAGAACGCCATTCTGCGCACCGAGAAACACGCGGATGCAGAGGCTATCGCTGCCATGAAAGAGGCAGGGATGGATCGCCTAGTATCCGAGGGGCAGCGATGTGACGCCATGACGCCGCAGGAGGCGGCGAAGGTATCCGCCGAAGACCGCGAAAACATCGTGGATGAAATCGAGAGCATCATCTGCGAGACGCACGAAATGGATGTGCGCGATATAGATTACGCCGAAAACATCGTTTCATGGCTAGAGCGGCACCACCCCGCCGCCCTACGCGCTATCTCGGAGGACAGCCAGTGACCTTTAATCAACAGCAACGTGCGCTTTCAATCCTGCACAACATGTCTCTTGAGCGCGTCGGTTTCTGGCGGCAGCTTTTCCGACGCTGGCACATTGCGGATGAACCACTACGGCATGACGCGGCGAACATGTTGCGCGAAGTTGGTGCTGAATTTCTGACACCTGTTGGCTGTCAGCGTGTTGCGGAGGACAGCCAATGACCAACTGGACCGAAGCCCAGATAGACCGCCACTTGCACCTTTGGGAGCATAGGCACGGGCCAGACAGCCCGGAGGCGGGGATTGTGCGGCAGTTGCGGGCGGAGCGGGATGCCGCGCGGGAGGCGTTACTACCGACTGCGGCAAATCTCGCGGGCGCTGCGTCTGCGTATCGCAGGTTTGCACGTCGCCACCCGTCAAAGGGCAAGGCTGACGTAGACGCT